TACATTTGCACCTGAACCTATAAAAATTAGACACATGAACCTGAATGACCTCAAGGCGCTCCGCGCCTCAAAGTTGGCCAATTTGAAGTCCCTGAACGACAGCGCATCGTTGTTGCAGCGGGAGTTCAACGAAGCCGAAGCCACCACCGTGGACGCTTTGTCTGCTGAAATCACCGAACTCGACGCAAAGATTGAGCGCGCCGAGAAGGTGGAGGAGCAAATCAAGCGCGCGGCCTACTCCGCTGCAACCCCACAGCCCGAAGCGTTGGAGCAGGAGGCAGTGAAGAAGCGCTACTCCATCAGCAAACTCGTCCGCGAGTCGATGACCGGCCGCTTGACGGGCGTCGAGGCAGAGATGTCGCAGGAGGCAGCGAAGGAGTTGAAGGACGCCGGCGTCGGCGTTCGCGGCTTGGCACAAATCCCCGGATTCATCCTGCGGAACACCTCGACCATCGGCGGCACCAACGTCCCCGGGCAGTCGAACGTGAACGTGTTGGAGGCCCTCGTCCCGACGCCCATTTTGGAGCAAGCGGGCGCAAACGTCCTGCGTGGTTTGGCCGGGAACATCAACCTGCCATCACTCAACGACGGCACGGACATCATCAACGAAACGGCATCTGCAACGGGCGCTGCTGCAATCGCTGCACGCCAGTTGTCACCGCAGCGCGTTGCATCTCGCATCGACATCACCAACGAGTTGCTCGCCGCGATGAACCAAAGCATTGACGCCACGGTTCAGCGCCAGTTCGCACGGGCATCCGCTGCGCAGATTGACGAGATGTTCCTCGTGAAGGTCATCGCCGCTGCCGCATCGACGTTCGTCAAGCGGAACGAAACTCCGGCCGCAACGGTTGCAGGCTTGACCTCCGCAGTGGCCTCTGGCCTCATCGGTTCGCTGGGCAACGCCAACGGCTTGACCGACACCTCCGCGTTCATCACCTCGCACGGCTTGCTGGCGACGGCACGCTTCACGCCCACGGTGAGCGGCGGCGCGATTCCAATCATGCAGGACAACCGCATTTTCGGTTACAGCGCTTACGGAACGTCACTCGCTGCGGCCGGCCTCATTACCGACGCATCGTATGACATTTACAGCGAGGTCTACAACAGCACGGCATCGACCCAAATCAGCAACGAGGCCGACCTCGTGCCGGTTGTATTGGCTAATATGGAGAATTGCTACGTGGCATACTGGGGCGGCGGAGCGGCCGACCTCGTCATCGACCCGTACACCTTGGCTGCGACGGGCATCACCCGCCTCATCCTCAACATGTACGCTGACGCTGACTTTGCACACACCGGCGACGTTCGGTTCACGGTCGGCGCTTAAGCGATTTTGGGTTTGGTTCATAAGGCCGGGGCATCGTCCCCGGCTTTCCTATTTTTGGGTCATGACAATGAGATACCAACGCGCCGCGGAGCCGACGGATACCAACTTCATTTCGCTCACGAATTTGAAGAACTACCTGCGCATCGACACGGCGGACGACGACACCACGCTCGGCTTTCTGCTGACTTCCGCGCGGGCAACTTGCGAGGAGTACACCGGGCGGCTGTTTGGATCCGGCACGGTGACCTACTACATGGACGGCTTTTTGGACAACGTGTTCCCGGCTGGGCCGGTCACGGCCATCAGCAGCGTGCAATTCTACGACGTTGACAACGTGCTGCAAACGCTTTCCACGGCGCGGTGGTACGCTGACCTCGTAGGCACGCCGCAGCGCATCGCCTTTGACGCGCCACCGGCCGTCTACCTCGAACGCTACAACCAAGTAATCATCAACGCCACGGCGGGACACTCCACCGTCCCCGCTCCCGTCCTGCAAGCCATCCGCATCATGGTCGGCCACTTCTACGAGAACAGGCAGGCGGTGCTGGTGGGCAACATCGTGAACGAGTTACCAATCGGCGTTCAGGCACTCCTGTCGCCCTATCGCGTGTACGCATGAAAATCGGTGCGCTCGACCGCCGCGTGGTCATTGAGCAGCAGGTCGCATCCAAAGACGACTGGAACTACGACGCCCTGACTTGGACAACCTACGCCACCGTGTGGGCGGCGAAGATGGACAGGCAGAGCGGCGAGCAGGAGGAGGTTGACCGGCAGACGGCCATCCTGCGCACGGTGTGGACGATGCGATACAACTCCGGCGTCAACGCCACCATGCGCATCAGTTACGGCGGGTTGCTCTACTACATCACCGGCGTGGAAGAGTTGGGGCGGCGGGATGCCATGCGGGTTCACACCGAGCAGCGGAACTGATGAAGTTCAAGATTACCACCTCCAACATCAAGGCCATCGAGGAACGCCTCAAGGGCCTGCCTGACCACATCAAAAGCAAGCCGTTTCAGGACGCCCAAGCCAAGGCCGCGCAAATCTTCAAGAAGGACGCGCAGGCCGAAGGCCGGCAGTTGGGCGGGACGGAAAGTTGGTCGAAGGCGCAGCAGGTGGAACGAGGCAAGAACTCCCGTTTTTTCCCGTACGTGGTGGTGCGAACGGCCGACAAGAAGTTCATGGTGCGCCCAAAGGCCAGCCACATGACGCCAAACGCGACGCTGTTTCGCCCCATCAAATACAACCACCTCCTGCAACAAGGAAGCAAGGCGGGCGAGCGCATCGGCGGGGTGGGTAAGGCGCTCGGCACAAAGCGCCCGACCACTCGGCCGCTGCTTTTTGGCAGCACCGGCGGCCGTCGTTTGACGGGCAAGGGCGGGTTCATCGTGAAGAACGCCCGCACCGGCTACCTGCACCGCATCAAAAGCATCAGCCACCCGGGGGCGAAGGGAGAGGCCATTTACGACGAGGTATTGGCGCGTAACGAAGTGGCGGCCATCAGCAAGTTCAACACCGACGTCATCGGCCTGATTGACAAATTCAAGACAAAAAACGGCTTCGCATGATTAATCTCATCATCGACATCCTCAAGGCGGACGCCAACATCATCGCCATCACCACCACCTCGCGCATCTACCCGGTGTCGCGGCTTGAGGGCGGTGTCATTCCGGCTATTGTGGTGCAACTGACCGGCACGGATCCCGCCGACACGCACGACACCACGTCCACAATGGACGACCACACGGTGCAGGTGACTGTCATCGAGGACAAGCCAAAGGACGCCAACGCGCTGGCGGTGCTTGTGCGGGCCGCGCTCGACGGCTACGCGGGCGGCAGCATTGCGGAGATTCGCTTCGTAAACCAAGCCACCGACGTCTTTGAGGCGGTTGACCTGTTCACACAGACGATGGTGTACAGCGTCAAGCTCCACCGCGACAACGTGACCATTCCCGCCGCGCTTGCCGACTTGGGCATCCTGAACCTCAACAACCTAAGCGACGTCAACGTCCCCGCCCCTACCGACGGGCAGGCGCTCGTCTATGACGCGGACGCAGGGCAGTGGGGTGCAGGCGATGCGGCATCCGCCCTCGCTGACCTGACCGACGTCGCGCTCGACGAACCGCTTGACCGCGAGGCGTTGGTGTACGACGAGGCCACGACATCGTGGATTAACGGCGGCCCGGCGAAGGTGGACTTTCCCGTCACGAACAATTTCGACGGCGGCATCGCTATGGGTACGGTGGTGGCGTTTAACGGCGTGGTGCAGGGCGACCGTCCGCAGGTCGCTCCGTTCAGCGCATCGAGCGCAAGCGACCCGCGCATGCTCGTAGGCATCGCGTCGGAAACCATGGCATTCCGCGCCACCGGCCACGTCCGCAGTTACGGGACTATCTACGGGTTGGACACCAGCGCATACGCCGTCGGGACTATCCTCTACGCATCCACCACAGCGGGGGAGTTGACCTCCACCCCGCCCGCTGCGCCCAACCACCGCATCGCCATCGCCGTAGTTACCCGCCAGCACGCCAACACCGGGCGCGTCTTCGTGCGCACCTACACCCCGGGCTATCGCCTTAGCGATTTGTCCGACGTGAACGCGTCCGCTACGCCCTCAGGCCACGTACTAACTTGGGACAACTCGGCAGGCGTTTGGTATCCTGCGCTCCCGCAGGGCGGCTACTTCCCCGGCGGCTCACCACCTCCCGGCGGATACACGCCCGCCGTCTTCTACCGAGATTCCGCCGGAGCGATTGCCGTGGACGAAGACCTGCAATGGGTTTCCGGCACAAACACCCTGACCACCATCAACCTCACGGGTTCAGGCGTGGTCAAAGGCACGAACACCTACGGCGCACGTTTCGCTACGGAAGCGGCCACCAACCGCGCCCTTGCCGACGCTACGGGCATA